ATTCTTTTGGAGACATGTCTTTGAAGAGAGCATACATGCCTACTGTTGCAGAAGGCTATCAAGATTTTAAAAAGAAAAATTTCAAATTAGATTTTACAGACATGCTACTTAAATTTTTAGAACAAGGGACAGGTCCAGATTTAGATTTACTAATAATAGATGAAGCACAAGACCTAGTTCCTCTTCAATGGAGAATGGTCAAGGAGTGTTTGTTACCTAATGCTAAAAAGGCTTACTATGCTGGGGATGACGATCAATGTATTTTCAATTGGGCAGGTGCAAATGTAAATCATTTTTTAAACTGTGCAAAAGAGTCTATTGTATTAGATCAATCTTATAGAGTTCCATATACTGTTTGGTCTGTCGCAAAAAATATAATAAGAAAAGTTAAAACAAGAAAACAAAAAGAATATAAGCCAAAGGAAGAAGAGGGCAGTGTTTCTTATTATTACAATGCCATGGATATAAATTTTAACAAAGGAGAGTGGTATGTATTAGCGAGAACAAACAGAATACTTTCTGATATAGGAAATAAACTACAAGATGAGGGATACATGTTCTGGAGGGAGGGATCTGGATGGTCTGTGTCTGAACAGTTAATTAACAGTATAGAGGTGTGGATACAATTATGCAAAGATCAAAGCTTAAGTGTGCAAAATTGGGTAGAGTTTTCGAAAAAAACAAAAAAGGGAATAATAGAATATGGTGGAAAAAGAAAGATAGAACAACTAGACCAAAGCAGAACATATACTTTGGACGATTTATTAAACAGCGAGTTGGGATCTCTTTTAAACTTGAACAAAGAAATGATGTGGTACGATGTCATAAGTATGACGGATCAACAACGAATATATATTACTTCAGCAAGAAGAAGAGGAGAAAGAATTTTAACAAAGAAACCTAGAATTCGTTTATCAACAATACATAAAGCAAAAGGTGGAGAGGCAGACAATGTAGCATTAATCCTTGACTGCCCTAAGTTAATAAAGGAAAAAGGAGATGAAGATAGTGAGCACAGAGTATTTTATGTCGGAGCGACTCGTGCTCGTAAGTCCCTCCATATAGTTGAAAGTAAAAGTGAAAGCGGATATCAGTTATGAAAAGAGAAGAAATTTTAAAACAAGCAATAGAACTCATTAATGTAGACAGAGCAGAAGATTATGGGCCTGCATATGAGAATCATAAGAGAATAGCAGATTTATGGTCTGTTGTATTTGGTAAAGAAGTAACAGTGTTTCAAGTTGTACTATGTTTGTTACTTTTGAAAATAGCCAGATTAATTTACTCGCCTAAAAAAACTGACAGTTGGATTGATATTGGAGGCTATTCTGCTCTTGGTGGAGAGTTTGTAGAGAAAGAAAAAAATGACAAATAAAGACCATCAGTATCATTTCATTGATCAAGACATAAAAGATTTGTCCTGGGGAAACATAGACTTTGATTGGTCTCCTCCAAGTGACTTTCCAGACTTAACAAAAGCATCTCGTATTGCAGTTGACTTAGAAACTAGAGATCCAAACTTAATAAAGTTAGGACCTGGGTGGTGCAGAAAAGATGGATATATAATTGGTATTGCAGTCGCTGCAGGTGACTTTCGAGGATATTATCCTATAAGACATTCACAAGGTAACATAGATTCAAAAACTGTTTTTAGATGGTTCAAAAAACAGATGGACACTCCGAACATTCCTAAAATTTTTCATAATTCCATGTATGATTTAGGTTGGTTACGAGCAGAGGGTATAGAGGTCAAAGGTCCCATACTAGATACAATGATCATGGCTCCTTTGATTGATGAGAACAGAAGATTCTATAATTTAAATAGTTTAGTGATTGACTATTTACAAGAGTACAAAAGTGAAAAAACTTTAAGAAATGCTGCAAGTGAGTTTGGAGTAGATCCAAAAGCAGAGATGTATAAATTACCTGCTAAATATGTGGGAGCATATGCAGAACAAGACGCTGCAGTCACTTTGAGATTGTATGATCATCTGTTACCGATATTGGAGAGAGAAGAATGCACAAGTATTTTTGAACTAGAATCTTCATTAATACCAGTGATGTTAGAAATGAAGACAAGAGGTGTCCGTGTTGACTTAGATCAAGCAGAAAAAATAAAAAAACAAATGGCAACGCAAGAGAAAAAGCTACTTGATGAGATACTCAAAGAAACTGGGGTTGCGATTGAACCTTGGGTCAGCGCATCTATAGCAAAGGTCTTTGACTTTTTTGGACTTGAGTATTCTCGCACAGAAAAGATGAGGTTTCCCTCTTTCACAAAACAGTTTCTCTCTCACCATTCTCATCCCGTTGCTAAAAAGATAGTAAAGATTCGAGAACTTAATAAAGCGAATACAACTTTTGTTGAAACTATTCTTAATCATGCTCATGATGGTCGTATACATTGTGACTTTCATCCTCTTCGTACTGATGATGGTGGGACTGTTACGGGTCGTTTTAGTTCTAGTAATCCCAACTTACAACAAATACCATCTAGAGACTTAGATATCAAGAAAGCAATTAGGGGGTTGTTTATTCCAGAAGAGGGGTGTAAGTGGGGATCTTTTGATTATGCATCACAAGAGCCAAGATGGTTGGCTCATTATTGTGCCAAACCTTCTGATGGACTTAGACATCCTCTGATAGATGAAGTAGTAACCATGTATAATGAAGGTAAAGCAGATTTTCATCAAATGGTTGCAGACATGGCAAACATATCAAGAAAAGAAGCTAAAACTGTTAACCTTGGAATCATGTATGGCATGGGCCGTAAAAAATTAGCAGACACACTAGCCATCACAGAAGATGAAGCAAGTGACTTGTTAAGAACATATAATGATAAAGTTCCTTTTGTAAAAGATTTAGCAACAAGAGTTTCAAACTTTGCATCACAAAGAGGAATGATAAGAACTCAACTAGGCAGAAAATGTAGGTTTGATTTATGGGAACCAAAAGGTTTTTCTGCAAAAAGACCTTTACCTATAAAAGAAGCAGTTAAAGAATATCAAAATGTACAACGAGCATTTACATACAAGGCGCTGAATAGATTGATTCAAGGGTCAAGTGCAGACCAAACTAAAAAGGCAATGGTCGATTGTTACTCGGAAGGGTTGTGTCCGATGTTAACAGTTCACGATGAACTGTGTTTCAACATAAAAAATCAAGAAGAAGTCGATAAAGTAAAAGATATCATGTCCAATTGTGTGCCAGATCTACGAATACCCTTCGAAGTTGACGTAGAATTAGGTAATAATTGGGGAGAAGTCGGCTAGGCTACCTATCACACACATACAAAAACAAAGGTTATTCTAGGGTATAATCACACACGGAGGATCTGTTTCGGCTCTGTATGGCGATCTGAGAGCCTCTTTTTTCTAACGACTTGATGATTTTGACTCTTTTTTCGTTTGATAGTTTAATCCAAGAAGAAATTTCATCTAGGGTTCTAAAACAACCGATACATATATTATTTTCTATTTTGCAGACGTTTTGGCACGGGCTTACAATACGCTGTAATCTTTCTGTTCTTGTCATCTGGGTATGGAATCTCTGGTTGTTGGTTTAATTTTCTGGCGAAATACAAGCAGTCATTTACATTGTTAAATGTTTGACTCTGATTAACAACAACTGTGCCGATCATGTAAACTAAAGCAAATTCTATCATTCATCTTTTGTCTTCCAAAAATATTCATCTGTATCACCAAGTCTAAACTTCTGTCCGTTTTCAACCTGGTATTCTATTGTACTGACTTTGAAGTCTGGCTGCAATGGCTTGTCTGGAGTTAGTGAGTTGTCGTACACACGCATCCTATTGTTTGGATATAAACAAAACTGTCCGTTACTTAATTCTATAATATTGTGAGATTTATGTTCTGCTGGTTTCTCACTAGTTGAATAATCAATGTGATCTGGATCTTCATGATAATTATCCAGAGTTGCTACATACTGACCCGTCAATGTTCCGTGGTCTCTGGTAAATACTTCAAAGTCCATTGATGCTATAAAATTTTTAGAAACAGCCACCACACCATAATCCATACAATTCCAAAACTGAAGGTTGTAAAGATCCATGTCTGGAGTCGGTGTAACTGGTTTAGAAACGAATGCAGAAATAGGTAGCTTGTCATACAAAGCACCATAATCAGGAAGGTAAGTTTCAAAATAAAAAGCTCTACCTGGAATAGATTTAGCAGTGACCCAAATGCCTTTGACAAACTCTCCATGACCATCCTCATGATCTCTTAAATATTCTCTCCGCACCCACACATCTATAGATGGTAAATTTACAATAGATGTAGCCATTATGATTTAGGGTTCTTCTTTCTAGCAGTTTTAGTTCTAGCATACGATCTATTCTTAGAAGCAGAAACTACTTTGAGTTTACTTTTTTTATTAAGAGCGTTACCACCAACATGATGTACATCTTTACCATCGCCTTTACATACTTTACCTTTACGCATCATGATTCTACGAGCTAAATTTCTATTAGCTCGTTTCTTTCTGCGAGACTTTGGTTCAATCGCATATTCTCGTTGGTAGTTACGCTTATATGCCATTAATGCATTGTCTCCTTTGGTATCTCTTTTAAATCAGCTAAAGGTTCTGACATATAGCTGTCTTGATAGTCTCCATAAAAAGTATGGCTTCTCATGTGTGTTTCTTTCACAAGATTTCCATTCTTGATTTTCAAGACTATAAATTGTTGCATGATGATTGTATCTTCGTCATCTTTTTCTATAGCTTTTTTAAAAGGGCCATCTTTCATTATACTATTCCTTTCGTGTATCCACCTGCTCTAGTATATGTTAGCACATCTTTCCTATTTGCAATATCGTTTACATAAGAAACATGCACCCACCCAGAGTTAGGCTCGATACCATCCCAGCATTCTAAAATTAACTGATCGAAGTTTAGATTATTTTCAATATATTTTGCTAAATCGTAATTACTGACACCATATATTTCTATGTCAGCAGCTTCTCCATCACAATGTTGTGATGTGGACTTTGATCCGATTGCTTCACACAAAGCTGGACTTCTGTATCCAGAGTTAATCATTACAGGTTTTCCAAAAGCAGATCTAACTCTCTCTAATATATTGTGGCACAGAGCTTCCATTGCAATAGTATGGATTTCGTTTGGTTTGTTTTCTATACCTTTTCTTTCTGCTGTTTGTGATTTTGTAAATTCTATTAATGAAAAGTTGTCTGATAGTTTCATCCTATGTTCCTTTGCCTTTCTGCGATGACTCGATCATCGGGGTTTAGTAATGTAGCTAGTCTTGTATTTATGTCTCTTGCTACAGGAGACACTTGACTAGTATTTACAACAGGTGTTGTAGGAACATTAGTTACCACAGGCTCTGATTGTTGTACAGGTTCTTGTGTGTTTACTTCAGATACTTCTTCTGTTTCTGTTTCTTCCACAGGATCCAAAGAAATATTTAAAGATTGTTGGAACAAGTTTCTTATTTCATTGATTGGAAACTCATGATTGTTTCTTCTAGCTGTGATGATAGCATCACGACTTGGAAAAAAAGGTATATATCTATTATTAATTATAGAACCAAGTTCTTTATTACCAATATTTTCTTCTTTAAAAACTTTTAATATTTCTTGTCTTGAAGCTCCTAGTCTTTCTAAGTCTAGATAATCTTGTCTCATTTGCTTAAAAGCTCTGAGTCTTGCTTGGTTCGCTCTTTGATAAGCATCAATTAAAGCTTCTGGTGTTGTAACGAATTTATCTACTTCTCTATTAAACAGAGTAGCTGCTGTGGATCGTGAGGATTTAAATTCATTTGCTTTAAATCTACCTAATCTTTTTGTATCATA